ACAGAAATATTGTTATTGAATGTGACTGTAATTCCTGTTCCTGTGCTCATAGAAGCAGAAACTGTAACCGTTGTAGAAGGCGTTGATGCGCTAACCACCACAGCAGTCACCGTTGTTCCCGCAGTAATGCCTGTACCGCTCACAGTTTGCCCAACACCTATTTTGTAGTTGGCAGATGCGATGGTGATTGTTGTGCCTGAAAGGTTTCCCGTAGCCGTGAAAACCCCTACCTGACTTAATGCGGAGTAAGGAAACGTCCCATTTAAAACAGGGGTGTTGACGGTGTTATCAATGTTAGTTAAGTTTTGACCAGGGTGCGCAATTAAATTCAATACGCCTGTGCCATTTGGGTCAAAACCTAGATCAAATTGCCATAAATTATTGGCATTGGCTGTAAAGTTGTTGAGCGTGATAGCGGTGGGGCCTGACCCCACGCCCCCACTGTTGCTTGTTTGCCACCCATTCAAGTAATTAGAATCACCGGAGTAGACATAGTTAATGCCGTTCTGCGACTGCATTATCATGCCTCTGCTAATGTTAGGGGCATTGATAAAGATGGCGTTATAGCCAAGGATCTTTCTAGGTTTGCCACGCTGAAACCTCACCCATTGCCCATCTGTGTACAAAGGTGACGCAAATTGCGTGCCGTCCCGTTGTATACCAGGTTGGATAGCGAGAATTGCAACTTTTAATGTCAAAATGCGCCTCCAACAATGCCAATTGGTAGTTGAAAGCCTGTTGACGCCATGATTCCCGCGCTTACCCCGTTTAATGTGAATCCAATTTGATTGCTACCCGGCAAATACAAACCTGTGGTTGTACTGCCTAAAAAATTCAAAGAAGGCGCAGTAGCAGAGCCAGCAGCAAGTGTAATTGATGCCCCTGTGCTAATTGCCAAACTGTTAGCATTATATACATTAGTCCCATCGCAAATAACCATGTAGGTGTTGCCTTGACCCACCGTTATTGACGTACCGCCTGAAACTGCGGTTTTAATTGTCAACGTATATGAGCCTGTGGTATTGTTTGTAATAGAATAAAGTTGAACTGTGCTAGGCACAACCACTGTTGTGTTGGCTGTTAACACCCCTGAGTAAATTTGAATTGTGTTTGAGCCTTGCGCGGATGAAAGCGTGTAGGTATAAGGTGAAGATAGACCCGCAAGAGAAAGTGCCAATTGCGTATACGCAAAGCTGTTTGACCGCCCATACCCAAAAGTGTCAAACCCTGTTGAGCCATTAGACACAATCACAATAGATTCNGACAACTGCAACTGTTGCGTTGCGTTGCCATCAATGGTGTCGGTGCCTGTAGGTGAAATAGTTACAATACCTGTGCCATTGTTCTTGATAATAACAAACCAATTATTGCCTACAGCGGTGGAGCTAGGCAGAGTAAAGGTGCCTACACCTCCTGACCACGCATAAAAAGTTGCCCGATTGATAGCGGCAAGCGTAGTGCTTGAATATTGCAAAGTTACCGGGTAAGCGCTATTAAGTGTGGTGCCAATAGCGGTTAAACCATAACCTGCAAGAGATGAAGCGCTAGCAGTGGATGTGCCCGCGCCCATTGCAATGTTTGACCACGTACCATTAGTTGTGGTGTTATTAGTCAGGTAAATATAATAAGTATTAACACTACTTGAGCCTGACCCGGGTGGGATAGCAATAATGGTATTGGCTAGGTTATCGGTAACGGTAAACGTGTTTGAACCTACGTTTCGAATGATAAGGGCTTGCCCAACTGACACTTGCAACGCAGTAGGTAAATAAAGGAGTAAACCTGTTGTGGTAGCCGTTACCTCAATAATATTAGCAGCAATTAAACCGGTATTGCCATTAACAGGCCAAGTCAAAAAGGTGCTTGAAGAAATAGTTAGCGACTCATACGCAACCTGTGAAGGGGATATAGTCTGCGCGGTAAAGGGATCGGTATATGTGGTCATTATGAATCCTGTGCAATAGCTTGACGATCTGCAATACGAAGTTTATCTTCATTAATCAATACATCCATTGCTTCTTTATATTTTTCTTGAAAAACTGTACGTTGATCATTCTTTAAAAAGGGCATAAACTGTAACAATGTACCATAAATATAGGCATTAGGCGCGTTTTGTGTAATCCAATTAGTTTGATTGCTAGAGTCAAGAGGCTGAATCCGCTCGTAATAAAGCACTTCAAAAGGGTACGCTTGGTCAGGCGGGGGGGAAACAATCCAGTGCCCGTAATCGTAGTCAGCGTAATACAAGGGAATGCCCGTAGAAGCCCCCGTATTATAGTTAAGGAGATACTCATACTTTCTTACAAAGACCGGCTGAGGCCCATTTGGACCTGTTACGTTAAATGATACTGTTTTGCGCCATCTGGCAGGTTTTTGAATAATAGCCCCTGCACTGCCTGTATTCATTGTGCTCTCAACTACCCTTTGCTGCCCTAAGGACTTCATTTGTTGAGCAATCTCAAACTCGCATAGCGTAATAGCAACAGGAATTTGATTAACCACAGCGGAGTCAGATCGCTCCAAATACTGCTCAATAGTAGTAATTAAATTGGAGTAGGTAAGAGCAAATGAATCGGTCATTTAGTATCCTTAAGCGTATGCCCTTGTACCTGTTTTATCAATAATCAACTTTGACTTCTTGGGTGTGTCGCCAACATGTGTAACCATCGACACATGAGTCCAGCGGTCAAACTCACGGATAACTTGCTGGTAGGGTAAATCACTAGCAATAATTGCTTTAGTCACCTCATCAGGCGTCATTCCTGGAACTCTTAGATCAGCCGCGCAACCGCGACGATGATCAGAAGTATTCTTAGAACCTACTGCGGTGTTGACTGCCTCAGAACGAAATGCACTGTTAACTATAATTGGCTTATCACCAAGTACTTTTTTAACTTCCTCAAGAAAATCAGCTAATCGAGGCAGATTAGCCACAGCATTAATTGTCTCTTCTTTGCCATCCACAATGCACTTTTCGTGTTCTGTAGGGGTGTTATCCAACTCACGGTGGTCGGTGTGGGTTAGTTCTTCTAATGTGAAATTAGGACTGAGATTCATTTTGTGCCTTTCCAATGTGAATGCCTGTAATTAAACCTAAGAACCCACCACAGATAGACTGAAAAGCAGGGCCAACAATATCAAACACTATCTTGTCATCCACAGTTGGATCAAGCACAGCTTGGACAAACATCCATATCATTGAGGCGATCACACCCATTAAGGATAGTGTTGCAATCATAGTTACACAGCCTTTTAATGTCCAGTTCTTCATTGTTTACTCCTTACTTCGTTGTAGATGTCAACGCAGGCGTTGAGGGAACGGATGGCTTTGTCTCCGTCTGAGGCGATGGTGATAAGAGCGTTAGCAACTTCTGGGTCAAGTTCGGCTCTTGTTTCTGCACCTCCTGTGGTAGAGGTGGAATTTGTGCTGGTTTGAACGCTGCGGGTGGCGATTGACAACCGAATAGCACCACTAGCAACATCAGACTGCAATTTAGTAATTTGTGCTTTAGCATTTTCATTTGCCTTTCTTAATTCCGTTGCGTGATTATTAGCTATTTTAACCATTTCTGCTTCTTTTTCACGCTCAATCAGGTTCAATCTAGCCACTTCAGCCTCTTGCTCAACGTAAGCTTGGTGATGCCCATAGAAAAAACTGCTTATAACTATGGACAAAATACCTAGCAAAACCCACGGATTGGTTAAACTAAACATTATTTGTCTTTTTGCGCCTCAAGTTCTTTTTTAAGTTTCTCAATTCTCTTTAAATCATGTGCAATCAATATTCTCTCTTGTCGAATATCCATGTACAAAAACCCCAAAACAGGAAGTATCAGAACAAATAGCAATGCCAATATGATAATTGTTATTACATAGGCCCAGTCATTTGATTTATTGCCCACATCAGACCCGCAAAATATATAGCCACAATTATCACCGCCACCGTTGATGCAGTTCTAAACCAAAGTCTATCTGCCGCCTCCCTTTGTTCCGCCTCAATTTCTCTACGCTTTCTAAACATGACTTGTTTTGCAATAGCCTGTTCGTTTGCAATTGTCCCAATCATTTTGTTCACACGGGTGTACAAATCTTTCAACTCAGGAGGAGTATGGTAAATCATGTACTCCCTTAATTCTATTTGCATTTCCTCCATTTGAGATAATGCCAAAACCCGTTGGACTGCCTTTTCTGTCTGATCCCCAGTTGGATCGTAAACAGTTTTAGACTTTTCTTCTTCCTCTGCAATATGCTCTTTCAAAGCATTGTAAGCCTTAAAGAATGCTGTGATTTGTTTCCCAATCTCAGCGTACAAAGCTGGTGCATTGAACTCCTCTGCCTGCTTTTTCTTCTTTTTCGGCTGAACTTCTTGTTTAACCTCTACCTTTGAAGGTGAGAACAAACTAGCAATCCACCCAAAAACGCCCTTCACCTCATTTCCAATTGCCTTGGCCTCATTGGCGGTCTTAACAATGTCTTTGACTACCGCCTGCCCCTCTCGGAACATCTCACAGCCCTGTTTGACAAGTTTTAGGGCTGTGCTGGCAGCGGCTATAAGAGTGAAAGGATCAATCTATAGCCCCACCAACTTTTTGACAAACTCCCCAGCCGCCCCAGGCCCTAAAAGTACTGCAAATATTACACCATAAAGAAGATATTCAATCTTTCTCATCCGATCAGTAATATGTGAATACCGCTCAGCACAAACGGCTTCATGGACAGCGAGGCGTTTGTCAACTTCTTCCATTATTTGGCTTTCTTAGCTTTTTCAGGTATTTCTTTATCAACTGGTTCAGCAACGACTTCCACAACCGTTACAGGCGCAGCTTCAACTATGGGAGTTGGCTCAACAATCACCGCAGGCGTAGGATCAACTACAGGCGCTACGAATGTTGAAGCACTTGGTTGCCCAAGCGGTGCGGGGGGCGCAACTACAGCTGGGCCGGGCTCAGAGTACTTAGTGTGTAAAAAGTCAATGAACTTATGAATTTCATTAGACGCGCTGGTTTCAAAGTCTTTGAGATGGCCTCTGATTTCTTTTAAAAATTGCATGTTAAATCCTTTATTACGCTTGAACGGGGGCCTCTGCGATAGGCGCAGATGCTTCAGCAGTAAATGTTTGTGGCACTTGTTGTTGCAATTGAGCAATTACTTTTTGCATCAAAGGCCAAGCGTTTGATTGCGTAGGCATTTGACCTAAGACATTGATGATGTCTTTGACTTCGCCTTCAAAAAGAGTTAGTGTGAGTTCATTCATTTCTATTCCTTTGGTGTTTCAATAAATCGTAGCAATACTACTACGACTGAAATTATAATCCCTGCCCACATTTGATGGATAGGGGTTAAATTAAACTCAAATAAATAACCTTGTAATACAGAGAGTACCGCTATAACTAAAGACCATAGTACTGTCTTGTTTTTAAGTAGGGTGATTAGTTGGTTCATAAAATTACTTTATAAAGTTGAAATAACAAAAGCCAATAATTCATCATAACGAATACCAAGTTGTGTTACTTCCACAGCTCCTTCATCAGTTTTTTTACAAAATTCACCGCCAGAATTTAAATGATTACCATCAACTTCATACCAAGTATCAGAACAAAATAAAGCATATCTAGATGGGTCTAGCCCTTGAGCAATAAAAGCAGATTGAACCTCTTGAGCAATTACACCAACGTGAATACGAGCATTGTCTCCTTTTTTTGTAACGGCTTCATTAAATTTAAATGTTTTAATTAAACCTTTTATTGAATTTGCTACAGATTTTTCAGCAGTTGTTAAATCAGCTATTTGTTGTTTTTGATTTGCATCAGATGTATTAATTGATGCTGTTGCTGAATAAACAACTGACCATCTATATGATGAATAACCGCAAGAAATTGCATTATCTGTCCCAGGAAAAAATTCACTTCCATCAAAATTTAATATTCTTGAAGAACCAGAACCATTATTCAAATTAAAATAAGGATTCCCATCCCCATCAGACAGCACAACTTTATTGCTTAATGTGCGAATGTCTAAGCCGCCTTGGTTGCCTGAGTAGCTGCCAAGAATGGTGTTTTTAGAACCTGATGTAACAAGATATCCAGAACCTTGACCAATGAATGTGTTTACGATTCCAGTTGTTAGTCCATATCCAGTGTAGTAGCCAACCATTACGTTGTTATTACCAGTTGCTGTGTAACCAGCTTGTTGCCCAAAATAGACGTTTCCAGTTCCAACACTATTTGTATACCCCGCCTGATAACCCACAGCAGTGTTATTAGAACCTGTTGAGTTTGTCGCCAAAGCACTAGCACCCACCGCAGTATTAGTAGATACAGAACCACCACCTAGACCTACTGTTAGTCCGTGTACAGTTATATCAGCAGATACTGATCCGCCCGTTAAAGGCAAAGCCGCAGTATTTTGTACTGTTGCATCTGCAAAGGTTAGTTGCGGAGTTGATCCTCCAACTGTAAATGACATATTAAGCTCCTATCTTATTTTGTAAGGTTGCAATAGTTGTAGCTTGTGTTTCTACTGTTGCTTGTAGGGTTGTAATCATAGCTTGTTGTTCTTGAAGCAGTGACACTATGTTTGCAATTACTTCTGCCGAACCGGCTTGTATCCCTTGATAAACAGGATTTCCTTCTTCGTCTACGGCATCTTTTTCACCGACAACGGACGAAGGGCTTACATCAGCAAATTCATGTGCCAAGAAACCAGCAAACTTATCACCGTTTACTTTCCAAGTACCTTGCTTTGGCTGTAAAGCCATGATGAAGTCTTTAGAACCTGTTAAGGGGCCTGTGATTTCTTTCAAACGGTAGTCAGAAGATGTGGCGTAAGTTGTAGTGCCGCCTCCACCCGTGGTAATTGAGCCACAGACGCTAGAGTTATAACGGAAAGTAACGAATCCACCAGTGGCAGCAGCGTTGTCAAAATATAAACCTGTGCCAGAAGCCGTGTAAATCGTAATCTTACCTAATGAACTCGTAGTCCCCACCAGCAAGTTACCACTGGTGTCAATACGCATTGCTTCTGCTAAAAGTTGGCCATTTGTTCTTGTTTTAAAAGCAAGATAACCACCATAATCACCGCTAGTAGCGTTATTTTTTAATCCTGATATTGCTGCCCATGCAGTAGGTGTTGTTCCTGTATAGTAACCACCCATCATTAAACCGCCACCAATATCAGCAGCTACAGCAGTTGTATCATAACTAAAGATATTTGCAGTATTTTTATTATCATATTGTGGTCCTGCAACAGTAAATTTAGCCGTTAGACTACTAGTACCAATACCAACATTCTGACTATTATCTATAGTAACCGCAGTAGTAGCAGTACCCCCAGACGTAGTCGTTTGTAGAACAAGTTGTCCGCTCGAATCAGCACTCTGGACTATTCCTGTAATT